GGTAGGTTTAAAGCTCCACCAAACTCCTGTAACTTCTGGACCCCGAGCAACCTCAAGGGGATTCCCATTAGTTCTGACACCAGTCTGGAAAGTAGGTCTGGATGAATAAAAAATGAACTCGCTATCGCTCGTTATCACTCGCCGCCTAGAAATCAAAGACATCACTCGCTGAAACAAAGGGCTTGACATGGGGGGGAGGGTTGAGTTAGCTTGTTTGGCATGACAACGAAAGCGAGGAACTAAATTTATCGGTGCTGCAACCTGACAGCCCACAAACAAAAAGAGGGACACTATATATTCGGCTCAGCTATATGCGGTATCGAAGTCCCTCTCAGGCCCCTTTTAGATCAGATTAATTACAGTTACAGAATATGGGTTAGTTGGTGACCTACTACATCCCCAGTGGTGTAGCCCTTCGGGGGTGGGCTTCCGGCTCCTATAACACCGACACAGGAAGCGCTTAATTAAGGGGGAGACTATGACAGTTGCTAAACGAGGGTTAGAAGAAACCCGCATTCCACAAAGCCGAGAAGAGCGCGAAAGCTATTCAAAGCGATTCAATGACATTAAAGGGTGGGATGAGCGTAAAGCCGAGGTGCTTGAAAGACTTCGGAAGATAAAGGGTCATTCCAAATGAAACCAACTCTTGATTCAATATGGGCAATGTGGCGTCAACACTTCCCTGATGGTGATAATAAGGCTGGACACGCTCTAGCCAAGACTCTTCTTGCTGACATTGTTACATGGGGCAGGGAGAAGGATGCTGATCGCAAGAGGGACATTAAGAAGGCTGTGGCAGAGGTTAAGAAGCCTAAAGAGACTGCGAGCGAATACCCTGAAGACTTTGTCGGCTTTACACCTGAACAGCGAGGCAGGGAGGTTGCGAAGCTTCTTGATTATAAGCTTTTCACAAGGGAGCTGACAGCCTCTGAGCTAAGAGAGCTTAAGGACATTTTTAATCTAAAGGCGGCTGATCAAGACATTATCATTGAGCAAGTTGACTACACGGCTATAGATCCCAATGGGGCTAGCATTATTGATGCTGTGAATTGGCAGATAGTGGAATATAATAAGAAAGAACTCAGCACCACAACAAGATAATGCAACTACCAGCCATACCTCCCAGATTATACCAATTGCCGGCGGCCTCCGCATTTCAGCGCGGAACCCAGCATATTGTTAAAACATGGCCTCGTCGTTCCGGAAAAGACGTCATGGACTTCTCTGAGATGGTTAGTGCAGCAATAACTACCGCTGGAAACTATTACTACATGTTTCCTACAAGAACGTGGGCTCAGAGGGCTCTATGGGACAATATCCCTGAGTGGACGGGTGGCAGACGGCTGGTTGATGTCATTTGCCCTCCTGACATAGTTCAGAAGAAGAATAATTCCGACTACTATATCGACCTGATCAACGGCTCTCGGATTAAGATTGATGGAACGGACAGTCTAAACTTCGTCGGTCAAGGTGGCTCTGGTTACAAAATGTCAGAGTGGCAGAGTCACAAAGAGGAGGTTAACGGCTTCTTAGCTCCTATTTTGCGAGAAGGGAACGCTTGGATTGGCTACAACGGGACATTGCGCGGTAAGAACAACCAGCTATGGAAGTTGTATGAGGATAATATTGGTAGAGAGGGTTGGTTCACGCAGTGGTTGACGCTGGAACACACCAAGACTGACTATTGGATCTCTGAGGAAGACGGTCTGTGTGTTAATCCAGAGCTTGTAGGATTAATCTCTCCCTACACTGGACGTCCGTTTACAAATATTCAGGAAGATATTAACTCTGGGGTGATGAGTTTTGCTCTAGCTCGTCAGGAGTATTTGAATGAGGCGGTTTCTCACGTATCAGGAGCCTACTACACCAGAGAGATGGACGTTATGGAGGGTGAGGGTCGCCTGACGGCTCAGTGGGACGACAGGGACCCCGTGTACACCTTCTGGGACTTGGGAGGGACAACAGCTGAAAGTGACACCACAGCAATAACCTTCGCGACAATAAACCTTTCAAATGGAGAAGTGTCCATCATTGACTATTACGAAAATGTAGGAATGTTGCGAGGTCACTACTTCGATGTGCTAAGAACCAAGCCCTACAACTATGGAGGCCACTACATCCCCCATGACGGAAAGCGTAGGGATAATTTCACCGGAGAAGGGATGGCTGAGACAGCTAAGAAGCAATTCAACGTAGATATGCGCTATGTACCGAAAGCGGATAACACATCTAATGAGATTGAGGTTACACGTAGACGACTGTCAAAAACGAAGATAAGCATACCTAAATGCCAGCAGCTCTTTGATCATTTGACCAAATACCATGAGAATGAAACATCACAGAAGCCATGTCACAGGAACAATTGCTCCATATGCAAGGGTGCATCCCATGGAGCTGACACAGCGCGATTAATGATGATGGCTATTGAGATTGGGATTGTTGAGCCGTATTTAGAGCCCAACAGAGCTAAGAAGAAGCGGATATGGGCTTACGAAGATAATGCGAACATTTGCTAGAAAGGTAATATTATGAAACCAGTAGTGACGGCGCTTAGATGGTGTGATGATCACGGAGAGAACTTTGAAGCAGAATTAGCCACACATCTAAATTACGGATGGGTTTATTCAGGAGAAGATGCATTTGTCATGGCTACGGAGGAGTGTCGAGCCCTACTAGAGGATCCTTGCTCAGAAAAAGGTGTTGACAAGGACACTTGGTTTGTGTATTTATATGCAGGAGATCTAAAAAGGGTCTTAAGACTTATTCCACATAATCACAAATTTGTCGCATTCAGACGTGATAACGGTGATATTAGATATTTTGACATGAAACTATTACTCGAAAGAATTGAGAGAGGATAATCAATTATGGGCGGCCGATCTAAACCTAAAGCACCAAAAGCAAAAGCACCACCTCCAACAGAGAGTAGCGCAGATGTTGTTCAGGAAACTGAATTTACTAAACGCAAAGCACTCCTAAAAGGTGGTCGCAAAAGCACCATCCTTAATCCGCAAACCAACGCTGCTAAAGGCGGCAAGACACTACTTGGTCAATAACAGAGGTTTAACATGGCTGACGGTTTACGTAATATAAAGATGTGGGAACAGATGCAAGGAACTAACAGTAGTTGGGGTTCCATTTGGCAGGAGTGTGCCGACTGGTGCCTCCCCCACAAAGATAACATAACTCAAGTTAGAACCGGAGGTCAGGAAGCCAACCCTCAGCGAATGACCGACACTTGTATTGAGGCAAACTTCAACTTTGCTTCCGGCTTCTACAGCTACATGTTCCCACCTTCCAGTGTATGGGCTAAGTTCAAACACCCAGATGCTAAGATAATGGAAGAAGAGGGTGTTGGAGAATATTACGAAACCGTAAGCCGTATGATCCACAGGGTTATTTTAGAGAGTAACTTCGCCCAAGAGGTTCAGGAGAGTCTTCTGGACCTTGGATGTTTCGGGACAAACAATATTTACGTAGAGGAAGATGATAAGGACGTCATCCGTCTTCGCTCCTTTACAGTTGCAGACTACCGGATTAAAACCAACAATAAAGGTAAAGTTGATACAGTTGCCCGCATGTTAAAGCTAGATGCTAGGCAGATGCATCAAGAGTTTGGTGAGGAAGCATTGATTAAGGCTGACCTCGGATACATTATGGATCATCTAAGGGATGGCACGAATGATGAAACTAAGTATGAGGTTGTTCACATCGTCGAGCCTCGAACTGATTACAACAAGAGTAAGATAGACGTATCAAATAAGCCGTGGGCCTCTACATACACATGTATGAAGACTAAAAACATCATTAAAGAGAGTGGTTACGATTACAACCCTTACTTTGTAGGGCGCTTTGCGCTAGGCAACGGTGAGGACTTTGGTCGTTCACCAATGATGATGATTCTCGCAACAGCTAGACGTACAAACACAATCTATCGCTCCATGATCGTTAGCGCAGAGCAACACGGAAACCCCCAGTGGTTAATGCCAGATGATGACAGCGTGTCATTTAAAGGTAATCCCAACAGAGCTGGTGCCATGCTTTACTACAACGCAACCGGAGGCGCTAGTGCCAAACCAGAGAGACTTGCCCCCAACGGTGACCCTAACGTATGTTTTGAGATGTATCAATTTCACGACGCCTCGATCAAGAAAGCCTTCTTCAACCCCCTCTTCCGTCCGTTAGAAGATGTGGGTAGACAGATGTCTGCTACAGAAACCAACGCAAGGATGTCAACAGACCTAATGGCTCTAGCTCCTTTCGTAAACCGATATCAAGACGAGGTTGTCTCTCCACTGCTTACTTACCTCTATTATTTACTGAATAAGCGGGGCAAACTTCCTGAGCTTCCGCCAGCTCTTCTGGACGACCCTGAGTTTGAGATAGAGTATATTGGAAAGATTTCACTGGCGACCAAATCGTTTGAAGTGATGGGAGCTTTCCAGACCATTCAGATGTTCGCTGAAGCAGCTCAATATCTACCTAGCATGGGTGAAGCACTTATCGCTGTAGACGCTGAAGACTTGCTGAGAGAGACTTGGTATGCCAACGGTGGAAGCATGAGAGCTATTAAGTCGGAAAAGGATGTTAAAACAGAGAAGGCCGCCAACGCACAGGCCGCAGAGAAGCAACAGGCTATCGACAACGCTCCGCAGTTAGCAAAAGCTTATAAAGATGGATCAGCAGCCGCAGATGAAGGAAGCCTGTCTCAGGCAGCTGGTGAAGCAATAGAGGGTGCATAAATAAAGGAGGAACAACATGAACGTTGATGATGCGGCTAATATGGTCGGTTATTATCAGTACGCTTTCGGCTCAGTCGAAGGTGAGAAGGTATTGCAAGACATTGGGATTAGATCTGGGTCACTAGCCGGACACTCCCCTGACGCTTCATACTTCGCTGGGCCACACATGACAGCGGAGCAGAGAGCCTACAGAGACGGTCAGCAGGATATGTTCAAGTCAATTGAATCATTGTTACAGAAATAAAACTAAGGAGAAATAAGAAGATGTTTACACCAGCTAATGACAGCGTTATGATCGAGCTTGTAGAAAAGAAGCAAGCAGTTAAAATTCACCTCCCTGACAACGTACAGGACAAGCACATGCTTCACAGTCTTGTTGTGTTTGCCGTAGGTAAGGATGTTACCCTCTATGAGGTGGGCGATGAAGTGTTAACCCCACTACCCACAGAGAATCAACTCGCCCGCATTGATGTTGATGGCAGTGGTGAGAAGGTGTTTATTTTTTGGGCAGAGAATGATATTTTTGGTAAATTCACAGAAGGAGAAGCGTAATGAGCGAAGAAGCAGTAGCAGTTGAAGCAGTAGTTGAACCAGCGGTTGTCACGGAGGCCCCTGAGGTGTCCACAGGCGCTCCAAGCTGGTCTGACATGATAGGAAGCCTACCTGACGGCATGGGTGAGCATAATAACATTAAGAGGTATGGAAGCTTTGAGGACTTCGCACGTGGATCAATCAATAGCTCATCTATGGTTAGCAAGAAGGCCAGTGAGTTCTGGGCGTCCGAAGATCCTTCTGATATTGCAGAGCGCAACAGCATCATGGGTGTACCTGCCGATGCCGCCGGATATGGTCTAGTCAAACCGGAGGGCTTCCCAGAAGAAATTCCCTACGATGAAACTTACCTAGCCAACTTTGCAGAGTTCGCAGCAGAGAATGGTGTTTCCAAAGACCTTGCCGTTAAAATGCAAGCATGGCAGGCTGATCAGGCCAAGGAGATGTTTGAAACTTCAAAGAACGCTTCATCCGACTATCGTGAAGAGAAGATAGCTGAACTTCGCAAGGAGTGGGGCAATGACTTTGACTATAACGACTCCAAGGTTAGTCAGATTGCTGATCACTTGGGAATCACGCAGACCCTCATGGACACCGGACTAGCATACGAACCACTTGTGCAGAAGATGCTCCTTGAGCAAATAGGGCCAGCTATAAGCAATGATAAGCTTATTGAAGGTGCTAAACAGGATAATTTCGCAACAATACAAGACGCTCTTACTTCCGTAGAGGGTGAGTTATTCAGCATGGATAGCACTGATGCCCGATACAGCAGCAAGGTTGCAGAAAGAACCGCTTTATTGAACAAACTTCCTTGACAACTCGGTTGAGGAGGCGTATAGATACACAAATAGGTGATACCGAAGACACCTCTCATTTGAGAAACTTCATTTAGAGCCAAAGCCGAGGGGCTTTAAATCTAGGTGCAGAACCGCAGGTTGCGGATACCCGACCGAAAAAGTTAAGTATATAAATCTCAAATGGAGACAAATAATGTCAGCAGAAATTAGTAATGCCTATCTCACAGGCTTTGATCGGAATATCCGACGTACCACGGAGGTGAAGGGTGGAAAACTTCGTTCCAAGGTATCTCTAGCAACTGGCGACCTATACCGCGAAGATGGTGTTTACCAACTTATGTCCGGTGGTGGGTTACCTACCAAGCGTACCAATCGTTTCGGGGACAGCCCCGTATCAGAATCTGACTATACTCGTCGGCGTGTTTCACGTGCTGACTATGATGATGGACAGTTCATGGATTGGTCCGATGTTGTTCGCATGGCTACTGACCCTAAAGCTCAGAAGCTGGACATCATGCTTCAGAAATTCAAACGTCAGGAAGACATCATAATTGAACAGGCTCTTTTAGGTTCTGCTCAAGGTGGCGACAACGGACAAACAGCTACAGCCTTCACCGCTGGTAACATCGTTGATGTTCAAACGGGTGGTGCTAGCTCAAACATCGGATTCACTTACGAGAAGCTTCTTGCTACTCTGAAGTTGTTCGGAGACAACAACGTTGACTTGGAAACAAGCCGCCCTACCATCGTCATTTCTTACGCCCAGTGGCAGGACATGATGACTCAGGACGAGTTCATCAACGGTGACTATACTGGAATGCGTCCCGTAGACGGCAAACAAACCATGGTTAGTAACTATATGGGCTGTGATTTCTTAATCACTAACATTGTTCCTTACATGAATACCGCTGGAACCGGATTCCGCGTTGCTGACAGTGACCTTAACACCACTACTGGTGCTTGGACTGACACTGACACCACAGACATTCGTGCCTGTATCGCATTCATGCCTGACAGCTGCATACTTGAAATTAACCCTGACATTCAGACTGAAATGACCAAACGTGGTGACAAAGGGTTCAACTGGTACGCATATGTTAAACAGTCCCTCGGTGCTGTTCGTATGGAAGAAAATAAAGTCATCGCTATTCCTTGTGACGAATCACCTTAATCGGTAGTTTGATAAGCTAAAGAATAACAGAAATTAATAGGAGAAAATAATGGCTACTATCAAAAATGCAATCGTAACAACGATTGATTCACAACCTGTCGTCCGCAAGGTAGACTACCGAGGAAATCCTCAGCACATCCCGATTTTTATCGATGCTTCCGTAGCGTTGGTTAATAACGCCGATGTCCTGACGCTGACCTCTGTGCTTCCTGCAAACACAAAGGCTGTGTCTATAAGTCTCAATCAGAATGGTGCAAACGGAGTTGCAGCATCCACTACGCTTGCTATCACAGCTGGCGGAACGGTACTCACCCCATCTGCAACCATCCCAACGTCGGCAAATACAGCGAGCGTTCTTTTAGAATACTCTCTTAAAAACACCGATGTTTCCGGCCTTACCATCATTGGTACGGTTGGTGGTGCTGATTGGTCTGATACTGTTGACTTGATCGGTTTTATTACCATCGTCACAGACGAGTAAGAGCTTAGGTTCTATGAGCGGGAATCCAAACCGCTCTTTTCTTTATCACGAAGGGGGAAGATAAAACTATGTCATATTCAAAAGTTCAGATTGCAAACATGACCTTGGCTAAGGTCGGAGACTCGGCAGCGCAAATCACCTCCTTTACAGAAGACTCCAAAGAAGCCAATCTAATTAACAAATTTTACGAGCCTTCCTTAAGGGAGGTTCTTCGTGTGCATACATGGAACTGTGCTAAGACTCGCGCACAGCTAGCACAAAGCACCACAGACCCTGCATTTGGATGGGATAACAGCTTTCCCCTACCCGCCGACTGTGTACGCCCGATTTCCTTCTTTTCCAGCTCAAGCTCTCAAAGGTCAATACGAGAGAATGTGGAGTGGCAGATAGAAGGACGCAACCTATACACCAATGCTAGCGAAGCTTACTTGATCTACATTAAATATTTAACCGACCCGAATCAGATGGATGAGCTATTCATCCGATGCCTATACACACAGCTTGCCATTAAAGTAGCCTACCCTCTAACAGAAGATGCCAAGTTGGTCAGAATGCTTGAAGATGAAATGTCACAGGTAATATTGCCAGAAGCAAGGCGCGTTAATAGCTTTGAAGGGTATGAAGCTCCGTCCGTAGATAGCGAGTGGCTTGAGGCTTCCTACGCATCAGGATCATCCGGAAGCATACTTCCTTTTTCAGCATCTAGCTATGGAACACTTTAACCATGAATCTAAAAGATAAATGCAAGGAGGATGGGATTAGCCTAGCTGAGGGTAAGGTCAAATATGGCCTAAGCCATTGGAACAAGCAGGTTCCGGACGTCTTTGAAGAACGTGCTGATGAGCCTGTAGTTGAGATTGAGGTCATAAAGGCCGTCATTAATAAAACACCTACAACCCCTAAGCCTTTAAAGAAAAAGGAACGTAAGCTGGGTTTCAAGGCATTACTGAAAGCCAAGCGAAGTAAGAAGAGGTCTATCTACATTGCAGGACTCACAAAGGAAGCTAGAGTAGAACAACTCAAAACAACCGACCTAGAGCTTATTAAAAACTCCGTCAATGGACTTGGAACTAAAAGCCCCTATTGGAACCTTAGACACCTAACAGGAAGAGACTAATGGCACAAACTCCCGTTATAAACAGCTTTAATGCAGGGGAGCTCTCCCCTTATATGTATGCCCGGAACGATCTGAGCAAATACAACAGCGGGTGCTTGACACTTGAGAACTTTCAAGTCCTCCCTTACGGTGGGGCAACAAGACGCCCTGCTATCAAATACATAGCTGAGAGCAAGAACAACGGCAAGGTTAGATTGATTAGCTTTGAATTTTCCAGCGCACAGACCTACATACTTGAGTTAGGTGCTACATACGTTCGCTTCTATAAAAACACGGCACAGGTGGTTAGTGCATATTCTGCATATTCCGACTCTAGCGTTTCGTACGCTATCGGGGATCTAGTAACTGAAAGTGCATTACACTACAGATGCTTGGTGGCGCTAACTAGCTCGAACTTTGCAACAGAGCTTGCGGCTAATAAGTGGGTTCTTAGCGCAGGGGCAACAGACCTAGCTTACGAAATTGTAAGTCCATGGGCTGTGGTAGATGTATATGACATTAAGTTTGTGCAGAGCGCGGACATCATGTGGCTTGTTCACCCTGATTATCCAATTCAGAAACTCTCTCGAACATCCGATACAGTTTGGACGCTTGAGGAGATGACGCCTGACTTCCCAGCCCTACTGGAACAGAATGTAACCGCCACCACCATCACACCTAGTGGAACTACTGGCAGTGTAACCCTCACAGCCTCCACCGATACATTTGATGCAAATCACGTTGGAGCTTATTGGGAAATAAAACACGCTAGAACAGATAACACAATTACTGCTTTTGACCAAACATCCGGCTCAGCCCCAAACCCAGCAGTACCAACATCCCTGACCAACGCGATGACCGGGGTGGGTGATTACTCACTTCTCACCAAGGGAACCTACACCAGCACATACATTGCAGTGTGGAGGTCTACGGACGAGGGTGTCACATGGGAACGCTTTAGAAACTACAACATGGATGGCCGCAACATTGACAAGTCATGGGATGAAACCAAGACGGGTGTATATTATGCCGTGACTGCAACGAGTGGAACTATCGGAACTTTTGATCTCTTTGTAAGTGATTACTATGTTAAGGGCATTGCCAAGATCACAGCCTATGCATCAGCGGTCTCAGTGACAGCCACGGTGATTGACGAGTTAGGGTCTGCCACAGCTACAACTAAATGGACAGAGGGCGCATGGAGTGACTACAGGGGCTTCCCTCAAGCTTGCTCAATATGGGAGAGCCGGACATGCTTCGCCGGAACCCTAAGTAATCCGAACACACTTTGGTTTAGTCAGATAGATGATTTCCAAAACTTCCTTACTGGGAGCAATGACTCCGACGCTATTAAGGCCACTATAGGTTCTGGGCGAATTGACGAGATCCGGTGGCTTGTCCCTCAGAAGGCTCTAGTGATTGGTACAGTGGGTTCCGAGTGGGTTATGGAAGCAGAGAGTGATAACAAACCTATAACCCCATCATCCTTCGCCCTCCGACGCAAGACCACCTATGGAAGTGGTAAAAACCAAGCAATTCTGGTGAACTCAGCCGTTCTCTTTATTATGCGACAGGGACGAAAGGTGAGAGAGTTCACCTACCGATTCGACGTAGACGACTACGTAGCTCCCGACCTTACAATATTGTCTGAGCA